GCGCCAGATTCACGGTGGGATGTGTACGGTGAGACATTAGAAGAATACTGGAATTTTAGGCACATAAATTGCGTAAACGGAGCGCACCACCTGCCAAAAGGGATGAAGGACCACGAGTATGAAGGGCTAAAAACTCGAATGCTGTACTTGGAAGCCCAGGAGGAGTGTCCAATGTTCAAGACTGCACCAATAATTGATGCCACTCTCTCGTGGAAATACGAGAGTCCAAAGGTCAGAGCCATCAAGTCACAAGACACGCTGAGCTATCTAGCTGAGGACATTTTGATGCGCTGTGTTGAGAGAAATTGGAAACACAAGAGTGTATTATTAGACCCCTCATGCAAAGCACGATTTTTGGAGGGCGATAGAGTAGCAGATATGGCAGGTGAAGTGTATGTGATGTTGGATTATGCAAAGATGGACAAGCAACACACACTACAGTCGCAGGTAGAAGTGATGGAAGCGGTGTGTGATTTTGTCGGTTTGCCGGAAGAATGGAAGGAATGGCTGATGACTGCGTCAAAGAACCAATACTTACAAAGTGGAGACAGAAGGGTAAAACTAACATACTCGCTATTGACTGGTAGGCGTATGACAACGTTTCTGAACACTATCCTAAATAAAGTGTACCTAGACATAGCAATACCCAATTCTAATCTGTACGAGTCAGCTTATCATGCAGGAGATGATATAATACTACGAGCACGAGATGACAGGAATGCAAAGCGGATTGTACATTTAGCTATGAAGGCTAGGAGTGTGTTTAACCCAAAGAAGCAATCATGGGGACCAGGAGCTGAATTTCTCAGGCAGGCAACGTACAAAGACACAACCATATGTTATCTTAACCGGAGTATTGCGACGTGTGTATGTGGAAACTGGGTCAGTAAGATGAAGTTGGCTGAAACCCATTTGGCGGGAATGTATGTCAGATCGAGCTGGACACTGGACAACAGATCAATGTTAAATAAATACGCTGCAAACTTATTGACCTACAGTCTATGGAACAGGACAAAGACAAGTTACAGACTGTGCAGGAGTATGTGTGCACACATGACAAGTGTTGACGGTGGGCCTGTGTGTACAAGCAAGTTGATAGTAGCTGTGTCAAAGCCGAGAACACAAGTGGAAGTCGCCACTTTAAAAAAACGGCCATATTCGAACGCTTCACATGACTACGTAGAAGCCGTAAACGCGAAATATAAACAACGTTTCCTCGGGCCTGAGTTGAAACGTGAACTGAAAAAGGTTTTTGCAAAAGCCTCAGGTCTAAAGAGTCGCATAGTTGGTTTTTCCGTTAAAGACTACACTCACGGAACGATACAGTGCGCCTCAAATATGATTGAATGTCGGAAAGAACACATTGAGATGGTAGAAAAAGGCATCCTCACCGAACACCCCACACTTCCTGCTCTCCGGACTTTACTAAACTCTTACCAATTAGACTGTTTAGTAAAATTTACCACAGGAGAGAGTTATGAAGGAGAGGTTAGTAAAGAGGAATGGCTTTTTGGTAATCAACCCAATTGTGTTAATGCTACACTAGGCAATGACTTCAATGACGTAGCACAGCTTTGCAAGGCGAAGTTGTTACGATACAGACTTTTAGTACCCAAGGTCAATTTTAAGAGACTATGTTTCACTTAATATTGTCACCTTAGGGGAAAAT